ATATGTTTCTTTTTAATAAACTTTTCCATCTCAGATATAAGCATTAAATCTTCCCATATCTTATTTGTTTTGTGGTCTTTAAATCTATATGTTGGCATTCATTGTACTCCCTACAAACCATTCTGGTTGCTCTCGTTTAGACCATTTAGCAAAATATGCTTTTGCTTCAATGTAATAATTTTTATAAGATTGAATACTATCACCATCAACTATACATTGTGGGTAAAGTTTCATTGCTGGTGGTGGTTCTCGCCAACCTTCTTGTTTAATATTTATAGGTGCATTACATAGTATATCATTCAGTAAAGCATTTGTACTATGTATCTTGCCATATCTATGTGTGTATTCTTTACCTAGTTCTACAAATAAAGAGTATAACCATTCATACTGTGCTTTCGTTTCTCTTGCCCATACAGCAGAAGGGTGATGATAATGTACTGCTTTGTAAACAACATTATCTAAGTTATCATTGTTCAATTTATATCGTTTAACTTTACGACCAGTTTTACTCTTGCCAATGTATTCGTCACCATCAATCATTCTGTGTGCTGTAGATAATAGTTGAGCATACTCTACAATCATCTTAACCACATGCTTGTCTACATGCTGTTCGGCACATAGTTTAGTATCATTATGTAAATAAAATATATTCATTACGCTATTATAACACCATTTGAGTCTTTTGTCAAGTACTTTGATTGAAGTTTCATCAATTCATGTAACTTATCTTCCCACAATCTTCTAAAATCAGGATTTGTGGCACTTTGAAATGCATTATATAATACCGTTACTCTTTTCCAATACAATTCTTCACTATAGTTCATATACACCTCTTATGTTGTATTTAATTAATGTTGCGACTAGTTCTGTATAGTTCGGTCTACTAGCATACTTTGTTAATGTGTGTGCTAAATCTAATCCATTTGGTGTTTCACCATGTTCTAATATCTTTGCTCTCACTTCTCTAAATTCTTCATAAGCAAAAACTTCGTTTATTATTTTAATGTAATGAGCAACACTATCACATTTGGTTTTAAATACTTTCACACCCCAACCTGGCCACTTTGTCCACGGTATAGGTAATAGATATGGTTCATCTTTATTCCATGTTCTAATACCAAATAAATTATTTGCCTCGTTAGCAAATCTACTTGTTCCCCAACCAGTTTCTAATGCTGCCTGTGCAATTATTAGTTCTCTAGGAATTTGTTTTTCTCTAGGTACATCTATGTATAGATGAGTAATACATTCATTTAGTGAATATACAAAATCATCTTTGTTATCTGTTGCAACAACTGGTATAATTGAATATTCTTTCTCAATCATTCCCACATCAAGATTTTCTGGTGGCTGTGTTAGTTCATAAAACTCTGGGCACCCATCATCAGTACATGGTGCTGGTTGACAGGCAAATATAAAAAAGTATATACCTGAAATTGCTAGTAGGTAAGAAATGTATTTCATAGTAGTTTCCTCAACTCTCTTTTCGTAGCATAGTCTTTATGTAGTTTACAAGTAAACCATCTAAACTTTGGTTGTGGTAGAGCAGGACCTTCTATCTCTAACTCGTTTGTTGTTTCTGCATAGATTAACTTTTTCAGAAACAAAGAAAGGGCAGCGTCATACTCTTTACAAGGTTTGTATTCTGCCTTAACTCTTTTAGGTGTTTCGTAGATACCCTTACGGCTTTCTACAATTGCTTTGATTATTTTTTTTTCGTATCTATTTAATTTCATTTATTGCCTTTTCATATGATGAACCTTGACCGACTAATACGCCGGTTTCAAGTCCTGTTAATCTAGTTTTTGTTTTTGCTATTCTTATATCTTCAGAGCTTATATTTTCAAAAGAGGATAAATCTTGTTCTTCAACTGGAAAAACATTTTCTTCTCTTAATTCAGGTTTCAAAAACATATAATATTGATATGCTAATTCTTCAGTAGCAAACCATGTAACTCCTTGAATTTCTAAAATCTCTGGTCTATCAGAATCTTTGATAGACACCATGCAATAATAGTTACTCATTAAGCAGCCTTCATTGTTGACATTTGAACACGGTATCTAGGACCGTTAATAACTTGAACTACTGCTCTAGTACGAGCAATCTTTTCAATGTGTCCAGTCATATTACTAAATGTAACTTTTTGTCCAACATTAAATGTTGACCCAGCGTTCATCGCCAGGATTTGTCTTTGAGTTTTAATCATGCCGATTACAGCATTTAAATCCTCGTTTGTGCAATTTTCTATTCTTGCTTGAATTTCTAGTATTGGTCGTTTCATAATGTATCCTTTTATTTATTATTATTCTTATACTATACACTAAAACAGGACAAATGTCAAGGAAATAATGAATTTAAAAGTGTTATATTTCAATAACTTACAAATTAGTTTAAATAAAAAAACCCTTATAAATCAACAACTTATATATGACAATAATCGTTGAAAAACAAGGGTTTTTGATAGGGGGCTCTAGATTTATTACGGCAATAACCCCTATTTCTTATACTGGATATGATGGTTTCTTTTCTTTTTTCATAAAATTATCATCCCAACCAAATGCTTCTTTCACCAGGTTAGCGGTAAATCCTTTATATACATTATTCACTTTTTTATTGACAACTGTAATCAAAAATTCTGCTTCTTCAGCAGATAATCCTTCTAGTATTTGTATAAAAACTGTTTCTCTTTTTGTATTTGATAGTGAGTTATCACCACCTTTTATAAAAAGATACAATCTTTTTGCTTCTCTAGATAATAGTGTATGGTCTGTGCCTAGTGGTGCATCATTAACTTTGTATGGTATTTCTTCACCTGTTGGTAATGACCATTCTACTTTAGGATCAAATGCACCTTTTAGTACTTGTCTTAAAGGTACTGAATTATTATCTCTTAATACTTGCAGTTTTCTAGGTTTATCTTTTGCATTATTTACTTTCATAGCAATCTCACTCATCAATGGAGGTAGAGCTCTACCTGATTCAACTAGTGTTCTCATTCCTTTTCTTGTTGCTAATGCTGGGTGTGATTGTGTAGGTTCTGTTCCCCTACTATCGCTTTGTATTGAGCCGTCTGCATTTCTTCTTATTATAGCCATTGTTATTTCTCCTTAACAGTTCTTTCAAAGTTAAAATTCATCTATAACTTCGATTAAAGTTTTAAGTTTCTTTGTTATAAAGTAGTTCAGTATTTTATCTCTACTTGCCACTTTAACATCATTAAACTCATTAATTATCTTTGCCTCTAGTTCAGGCGGTATACAACTTAAATCAATTAATTGTCGATTTCGATTGTAATTCTTTTGTTCTTCTTCAGTAAATGTCATAATCATTTCATTTACCCAAGCTTCAATTTTCTTTTTACTTAAAGGTCTTTGTCGTCTCCCTTCTTCAACAAACACATTATCATCTGATAATACATTAGGCACACCATCACTTCGGTCACCTTTTAATATATGTTCTTTAATATATATACTTGGTGTTTCATCTTTACCTACAAATTTAGATAGTACAGGATTATATTGTCTAACATTAGCATTGTGTAGTTGTATAAAGTCTTTATCACCAGATAGTATTAATACTTTCTTAGCATGATTAGGACCTGTTTGTCTTTGTAATCTATTGACAAGTGTAGCAATAATATCATCAGCTTCTGCTGTTTCTATTTCAATAACTTTGTAAGGCAAGAAGTTTTTAATCTCATCTTTGATATTATGTAATATAGTAAATATAACATCCCAATCGTGTTCTGATTTTGCTCTGTTTGCTTTTCTACCTGCTTTATAGTTAGGAAACACTTCTCGTCTCCATACATTCTTACTATCACAAGCGATTATCATTTCGCCGTATTCTTTTCTAAATTTTTTATTGTGGCCTCGGAGAGAGTTTAGAACCATATGTCGGACTAAATCTTCACTTAAAGTCATACTATCTCTACTGAGCGTAACCATAAGGTTTGAAATCATTATTTGGTTTATATCAACTATTATCATATATCTTATTATATCACACTTCTTAATAAATGTAAAGCACTTATTCTAGGTCAAATTCAAAGTCAACATCTACTGTTTTCTCTTGTTTTTCTTCTGGTTTTGGGGGTGTCACAACGGCTTTAACAGTTTTGATGATTCTACTATAGTTTATTTCAGTAAGTTTCTTACCATCTGGTGTTGTCAGAATATTAACAAGCGTATCTGTAATCTTTTGCATTGGATGAGGTTTGTCAAAATCTCTTTTCAATAAACTCTTAATGGCTTCTATAGTGATTGCTAAATCTCTTAAAAATATATCATTATTAATATCTACTACATTGTCTTTAAGAACCTCTAATACGTCTAAGCTTAATTGTTCTGTCAACTGCTCAATGAATTGTTCTTCTTTGAAGTGTTGTTTTTGTTCGTCAGAAATTGTTACCTCTGGCACAGTTCGTTTAACTCTATGCATTGGGAATTGTAATATTTTTCCCATTTTTATCTTCTTCTTTTTTTTGATAGTTCTCGCTTGATCCATGATATTGCCTGATATGATGTTGGTTTTCTGTTAACCATTCTTCGTATTGCTTTATGAACAGAAGGGTTAACATCTTCTGCTACTTTGTTATTATCAATAATAACAAAATTACTTTGACCAAACATTCTTTGTAATAAACCTACATTCTTTTGTACTTGTTTATGATTTTGTATTACAATGGCGTCTGGTACTTTTCTTGCTCTCATTTGATTTCTTTTAATAGCAACTTCTAAACTTGTATTTACAAATATCATGTAGGTATCGTAGCCAATATATTTCATTTTACTTGCTTCTGATTCTATTCTTGAAATATCTCTTGCTGTGCTATCTAATATAAGACCTAAACGACCTTCTAATGCAAGTTTCAACTGAACACCAGTTCTTGCTTTTGCCTTTGTTCTTATAGCATCACGCCTTGCGATTTCTTTTTCATCAGTTGTTGCCATATTTAAAGACATACTTTCTTTATCTAAAGCACGAGCAAATGAGTTATCACTATTAATAACTTTTAATCCTATACCTGATAATGTTCTTTCTGAAACCCAAGACTTACCTGAACCAGGACCACCTGCAAGGAAAAATGCTTTGAATATATTGGGGTCATAAACACCCTCGGTTATGTATTGTTTAAAATCTCTCATATACTAAATGATGTTCCGCAACCACATTGTGATTTTGCTTTTGGGTTATTAAATGTAAAGAAACTACCAAATGTTTCGCTGTTATAATCTATTTCTATACCTGTTAGATATAGTTCATTTGTTCTGTGTACTAATAATCTATTGTCTATTACATGGTCATCTGTATCTTGTTCATCTTCAAATGTCCATTCGTATTCAAACCCAGCACACCCACCACCTTTCACCTGTAATCGAACATACTTTTTATCATGTTCTTTTAGCAAGTTACCAATGTGTGTATATGCATTGTCTGATATTGTTAAATCCATACTACTATTTATATACCTGCTGGCGCTATAACTTTCCACTTTGTCAACTTACTTTCATTTGGTCCGTAGTACATACCATCCCAATCACCTGTGCGAATATATCGTTTGATTATGCGAATATAAGCCTGAGCATCTATTCTTGTTCTCATAGCCTCATCTTTCTTTTTGTTACTCATTTCTGCTGTCTTTGATCGTTCAGTTTGTCCTGCTGCTTTTGCAATATCTTCTTGATTTTCAATCCACTTTTTAAGATTTGTATAAGACCACTCGTGGTCAGCTTCTAGTTCTAATATTGATGGGTGAACACCTGTCATTTTAGCAGGTTTCTTTCTAGACCGTAATTCTGCCATACGGTCTATATCTTTTTGTTTCTTTTCGTCTGCTTTTTCTATCATATAATTGTAATTGATTGAATTGTATCAGCGTCTAGTATGTATGGTATTTTAGTTTCACAATCAATAGTATAAATAAATTTGTTATCATTATACATTTGATCCTTTTTAAATGCTTTAAATTTTCCCTTCATTAAATTACCATTTAATAAAAACTCAACAATTGCTGGTTTTTTTAAATCGTGTATTAATCCTGATATTCTTCCTGTATGTGATACTATATTCATTATATTTTCTCTCCTTTAAAATTAATTTTACCTTGTTCCATAAAGTAC